GCTGTCCAAGAACCTACTTTCTTACCAGCACCATCGTGCATAACCAATTTACCGCCGATGCCAGAACCATCGCCACGGAAATCTAACCTACCACCTGGTTTGATATCACCAACTTCGATGACACCATCACCACTGTTATCATTTGTTCGTTGTCTACCTAATCCTGACGAAGAGGATCTTCCACTAAATATTCCTCTCTTAGCTAATCTACTAAACTTATTAACAGTTTTCTCAAAGCGTTCTACATCAATGTCCTGTTCCTTTTTACCTGCACTTCTAATCTCTTCTAGTTGTTCATCTCTTAGATTCTTACCTTTAAGTTCTTTGACCTCCTTAGGGGTCATATTGTACCCATAAGATTTAACATCACCAGTTTCTAATGCATATATTTGTTCATCAATCTCCGAACCCATTCCCTGAACATTTTTCTGGAACCAATTCAGTTCACTCTTCTGTTTCTTTAGTGCGGCAATTTTTTCCGCAGGAGTTCCAGGAGCTTCTGCAATAGCTCTCTCCTGTTCATTTGTGAGACCTGGGAATAACTTAGGACCCCAAGCACCAAAAGTAAAGAGTGCAGCACCCCACCCAACAGCACCTAACCAATTAGGTAACTTGATACCAGGCATTTTTGTTTTGTTGCCGTCCAAGGCACTCTTTTTCATCATATTGCTGACGACTCTCATCTCCCTCTTTGTAGGAAGTTTAATCGAACTGAGTCTGTTAGTTTCTAAATTAAGAAACTTGGTAAATTTAGTGATCTGTTCCTTAGCTTCATCTACAGAAGCTTTGGTCTTTCTAGTTACTAGGAGTTCGTTGATATTGTTTTTCATGCGTCAATAATGTTGTATTGGATTCTTGAATACATGATATGCATGTTGTCTTGGAAAGGAGACAAGAAAGGAACTGTCTGTGCCGCCTGCGAGTCGCCAAGATCAACCTTTTGTCCAGCACGCGATGGAGCTTCTGAATTAGCATCAGTCTGTACATTATTAACTTGAACTGTTGGAGTATCATCAGATCCTGGTACTTGAGCTAATACCTCTCCACTTTCCTGACGTTGCAATACATCAGTTTCGCCTGGTTGTAATGAAGTTCCTTCAGGTAGATGAGCCGCTACCTTAGCAGTAGCTTCTGCCTTTGTGATCTTACCATCTTTATTTGCGTCAAGTCCTTTATTCTGTTCATATGCTCTATCTCCACCATATGCACCACCTTCACCAAAGAGAACAAAGTCTTCAGGTTTACCTACAGCAGCAGGTAGTAGAACGGACATATACACATCAGATAAAGATCCACCTTTCTTTAGAGTTCCTTGGAAATACTTATCAACATACTGTAATTGTTCAGTCCTAGTCATTTTAGAAAGGGCTTCAGTTGTAGTACCCAAGTTTCTAGCAGTTTCTGGCATAAACTGAATCAAACCTGTAGCACCTGACCCTGCCATATTTTTCTGAGCTGGATCAAAAGTTCCACCAGACTCAAAAGACATCACTGCATACAAATAATCTTCTGGAACATTATACTTTTTAGCGAGTTCAGTCACACCTGATTGGAAATCAGTATCATCTTTAACTGCCTCTGGAGCACCAGTTGTAGGAGCATATGAAGATGGTCCTGTAGATTTACCAGCCATGCTGGTACTAGATGTACTAGAAGTTGTCTGTGTAGATGCTGACTGTGTTGCGGTTCGTTCCTGTTGTTTCTTTGAAATAAAGTCAAGAACTTTATCCCACTTCTCTACAGCTTTATTGAATCTTTCCTCATCACTACCTGTCCCCTCTGGTTTTAATGCTGCAGATCTTTCTTCTGTACTAGGAACTATAGTAGATTTTTTCTCTAGAAGAGTCTCTTCTTCTTCACGTATTCTATCTTCTTCTCTTGCTTCACTAAATTGATCTACAGCTCCCATGATACCGAGAGCACCTGCACCTAGACCAAGAAGGGTGAATATATTTCCAGCTCCTCCGCCTCCGCCACCTTGATTTTGGCGCTTAACTTTAGCTAAGTCTTTGAATAGTTTTGAAAATATCTTTCTAGAACTTACAGCAAAATCCATGGTCTCCTTCATGGGACCCATTAGATTTTGCAATCCTTGGGCGAATTGTTGTAGTTCTCCTAATCCGCTTCCAAAAATCTTACCCAGCATCTCTGCTGGATCAAACGCATTTACTCTTCTCTCTACACCTTTGGCTAACCTTGGGAGAAGGTTATTAACCCTCATCTCAACGATTCTCTGGATCTTTGTCCTTGCTCCTCTATTCTCGTCTTCACCAACGTTAGAAGCAACTTGAGATATAGATTGGATAGACTGTTTTAGAGGAGATAAAGCTCCTTTAACTTTTGTCTGTTTATCCTTTTTCCCAAAGAATGAGTTTTTCTTACCCTTCCCTAATCCTAATAACTTATTCTTACCTTTGCCTAAAAAGTTCTTACCTGCGGACGCTAAACGCCTACCCTGTACAATTCTTCTTGGATTTATGAATCGTCGTGCCATTTAGCTCCTCTGTGCGGCGGCCCTTTGTTGCGCCTTTAGGTTTTCTTCCTCAATGTGATTCCTGAGTAGTCCGACGTAAATATCTCTTTCCCAAGGAACCATGTTCTCTACATCGCTCAGGGAATATTTATGGAACTGCATCAAAGCAAAATTGATTTTGAAATATGCCACAAGATCAATGTGTGACATAACTAGGCGAAAAAATCGGCTAGTCCCTCCAGTTTTACACTATTTTCTTTTTTAGTATTTGGATTAGTAACTTTAACTGTGTATGACAATTTAGGCATTGTATTAAAGAACTTCTCAATCATCTGGAATTGTTCAGATGTTAGAGACTCAATCCACTCAATCTTTTCCTTCTTAGAAGTTTCGGATCCAGCATAAACATTCTCATCGTCATATACCATATCAATACAGTTAGCAATAATCTCAAATGATTTTTCGACCTCATCTTGGTCTTCACTTAGACCAAAATTATTACTAATAAAAGTTTCCAACGATGGATACTTCATTTTAAGAGTATATTCACTATTCAACTTAATCTCCTGACTATGATCAGGATCATTTTCAACTTCAATATCATCAATAGGAACCGTAACAGGAATCTGAGTGACTCCATCATCGCCACAGGTAACAATCAAATCAATAGTTTCTCCTACCGATTTGCCACGGACATTTAAGAAAAGATATTCAATATCAAAAGAAGATAACTCTTCAATCTTCACTCCTCTAGTAATAACACATTCTTTAAGAACCTGTTTTACTGCATTAGTGATCTGTTTAGGATCTTTAGATTCGAGAGCAATAATAAGAATTTTTTCTTCTTTTACTAGAAAAGGTCTATATTTAATAGTTTTTCCAGTAGAAGGAAGTTGCAACTCATGTTGCGAGGTCGTAATTTTTGGTAAAGCCATGATATGTAATCAAGTCAGTTATGAGTATTTAGTGGGGTTTTCTGAGGTTATTGTTGAGAAAGTATTTCGCTATCTTTTCCACTGGTCTTAGAAGTATCAAGACCCTTGGTCTTATCAACATATACTGGTTTATTATGTTGCATAACAAAATATCTATCGTATTTGAAGCTAACTTGTACCTGTAGAATTTGACCTTGATCATAGGTCAGTGGTACAGATGCAATATCAATAGGAAAAGCATTGAGGAATTGGAAAGTAATTGCTTCCTGTTCATTCCTTTCAAACTTAGTAAGTGATATATTTCTCTTAAAAGTTACTGGATATCTCTGTCTAAAGAATCCAGCAGTATCAATTTCTGGATCTCCAGAAGGAGAACCAGAACTAAGTGTTTTACCTTGACTGTTGTATACTGGGTTGATAAAATTAATCCACTCTTGGAATAATCTCAATGACTGATAGTCAGAAGAAACATAGAACTGCATAGCCATGTCAGTAAAGTTTCTTGCTTTGGGAAAATATTCCTTGATTCCCTGTCTAGTTCCCGTCTCCATAAATGGATCCAGTGTCATGCCAGGAATCATTGTTTCACTGCACATGAAGTTATATCTTGATGGAGGGTGTCCATCAAAAACTCCACAACCAGTCAACCAAGAATTTAAATCACTAGTTCCAGCGACTCCAGTACTAAGATCCAAAGACACTGTATATTGATTATTAAGAGCTGGATTAGCTAGATAATCTTGAAAATTAGGTAGAGGCGCCTTGTCAGGACCCGACACCGCATTCGTAAGATTCAAACCAAATTGTGTTTTACTTTTTAGATTGTTTATAGACATCTAAATAATTTGATCCTTTATACTATGTATATGGCTTACAAGGGGAAATATAAACCATCCTACCCCCAAAAATACAAAGGTGACCCAACGAACATTATCTATAGGTCATTATGGGAAAGAAAATTCATGAGGTATTGCGATTTGACTGAGAATATCAGTCAATGGCAGTCTGAAGAATTCTGGATTCCTTACAAAAGTCCACTTGATAACAGGATGCACAGATATTTTCCAGACTTCTTTATTAAATATACTGACGCATCTGGTAAAAAAAGATCTGTTG